GTTCAAAAGGGCGCTATTTCATTACGCCAATTAGATTACACATACGAGGAAGTTTAAATATGGCATATAAAGAAAAATACCCTTTGGATATAACGCCACAGGGCGATACTGTACAAGATAGTATTAAGAAAAACCGCGATGAATTATTGAACGTTGCGCAGCAAATGGAACTAAAAGCCGGCGGCGGTGGTGGTACTGGTGGTGGCGGTACTGTCGGCCTACGTAATCGCGTATTAAGTGGTAAAGTAAGCAATGGTGAATTTTCATTCTTAACCGGTGATAACCTAAGCGTAATGATTGACGGCAGCCAAACGCCTGTATTGTTATCATTCGCCGACGGTTTCAACGATTACGGCGCGGTTGATTATACACAAACGATTAACCGTAAACAAAGCGCATGGAGTTTACCGACCAATAATACGTCGTATCTATACGTTGAGCGCTCCGCATCTGGTGGCCTAACTTATGGCAGTACAACGCTTGAACCGATGCGCCAGCCAAATGCACCAGCAGCGGCAACGGATAAAATGTACTACAACACTACAAATGAAAAAATGTATGTGTATACTGGCACGTACTGGAAAGAAATATTGCGCGTAGTGGTAGCGATTGCCGTTACAGATGCAACGCGTGTAAAGTCAATCAAGTATTATGATCCAAATGTAAACACTGCAACAGATGCCGTAATTGGCACACGTACGGTTGACGGTAAAGCGTATGCATTAACAGATATTCTTAATCAAATGGCGGAAGCTATTAAAAAGATTGCTGGCGATGCTAATTTCACAAATAACCCAAGCCGAACATTAAAAACGGTAATGGATACCATTAACGGTTTAGGAAGTACGTATTACAAAAAGACTGATACAGTCGCGGAAGCAACGCATGCAGCACGCGCAGACGTAGCAACACGCGCAACAACGGCAGATAGTGCTACAAACGCTACAAATGCTACGAATTGCGTGCGTAAAACTGGCGACACTATGACGGGTACGTTAAATGTTCCGGGCCTTTCTAATAACTCAATTGATTTAGATTATCTTGCCAACAATAAGGCTGGTTATAGCGGTTTCACATTCGGTGAATTAAATAACTACCGTATATGGGGTACTACATATTGGGGTATTGGGGCCATGTTTCCGTGGAATACAAGCCAAGACCGTATATTAGGTACTCAGCTTTATTTTGCCAACAGTAACGCTGCATTTATTCGTTTCGATACAAATGCTAAAGGCATGAATGAATGGCAACGTATAGCAACGTTTGAAAATAACAATACATTGTTATTCCCTAATGGTGCAAGGTTGAAGGTGGAATAATATGCCTAATTTAGTACTAGAATATAACGGCCAAACATACCGGTTTGGATTAACTACAGATGCAGCATTAACTAACGGCCAAAATATTAAGGTTCCCTTTAATGGAAACGAATTATACGCACGTATTGGAGACGATAACACGCCGTTAAAAGTTATTAAAAACGGGCGCACATATTCGGTACAGTATAATCCGGCTGCATTTAATAATATTTATGTAGATAGACCGGCAAGTGATCGCTCAGAATGGCGTAACACGGTATTTTTCCCAAGTGGAAATTATCGCATCACAATAGACGGAAGCACGCTCGATAGTCGAGAAATACGCATTAATGATAACAGAAACCTTGAAATAGTAATGAGTATTATCGGTCAAGGGTATGGCAATCAGCGTTTAAAACTGACTATTAGCGGATATTATGACAGGCAATTACAAGCCGGAAGCAATCGCAATAGATTTAGCATAGAACGAATAGGGGACTAACGATGCAACTTGAAAGCCTTGAAAGCATGATTAAAGACTATGAACGGCGCACGGGCGAACGTATCAGCCTTGAAGGTTTTTATTTCGATGAAAACAACAATTACAAAGATAAATACAATTACTATTTCAAATGGTTCCCTAATGCTGGGTTCTTATTCTGGACTATCAACGAACATGACGGCGAAAGATATTTTACTATCTGGCAGACATACGGCGATATGAAAGTAATAGGCAAGTACATCGTGGAAGTAATGAAAATGAATGATCTTGATGTAATTGTAACGGCAACACATCGAAGCGTGCGCGGTTTCATTAAAAAGTGGAATATGGAACGTGTTCCAACTATGGACTATACCTATAATGGGTTTAATTACAAAGTGCTAAAGACGGTGCGAAAACACCTTGAAGCGACTTTGTAGAAAGGAAAAGCATGTTTAAATTTGACTTGCAATTATTTGGCGGCGGCGGTAAAAAGTCGAAGGTAAGCAGCATTGATGCCAAACTACCTACGGCAACGGCCGACGAAAAGCAACTATTACAAGGCCAAATGGATTGGATTAATAACACCAATCGAAGCGCCAACACCTTGCAAGGTATGGGCGATGCGGCCTTGAATAACGTGATAACGCCAGAATACGGCAATATGTATAATTCGTATTTAGGCACTAACCGCGGCAATCAAAATGCAATAGGGGCATTACAGAACTTAGTAACAACGGCCGGCGCCAAGAATTTAACGGATAACACGCGGTATGCAAATCAGTTAGCGGCAAGCGTTGATAGTATGAACAACGGCGCAAGCCAACTGGCTAACGAATATAATGGCGCATTGCTTAATAATCAAAACGCAATGGATAGTATCACAAACGGCCAACTACCTACAGGCTATGCAGATGCTAGACGGCAAGCGTTAAACAATGATTTACAGGCAACTGTAGGCAATGCAGTTTCTGGCCTAGCAAGTCGCGGCATTGTGAATTCATCTATTACAGATAATGCATTAAATGATATTAGCAAGAACGCATCTAATACACTTGCTGCACAATATTCAAATGATTTAGGCCAAGCGGCTGCACTTAATACGCAAGCGCTTAATAATAATTTAAGCGGTATCGGTGCAAAAATGGGACTATGGGGTAACACCTATAACAACAACCAAAACGGCATTATTAATCAAGCAAATCTAATGAACCAAGGTTATGCAAATCAGATGAATAACGCCGGCACCGCAGCGGGTTTAGTAGGTCAACGCGAAGGGTTAGCGCAAAACCCTATTAATACAGGCGCAACAACACAAAGCGCGGCAATTCAACCGGCCAAAGATTACTACTCTATGAGCCAGTTAAATAACGCGGATCAAGAAGATTTACTTAACAGATTTATGTCATTACGCTATGGACTAGCACAACCAGCACAAACAATGGTTAAGCAAGGTTCCGGCGGTTTCTTTGGAGGACTTATGAAAGGTTTTTGTTTTGTAGCGGGTACTGAAATTGCAACACCAGAAGGTGGCAAGGTTATTGAAACGTTTGTAAATGGTGATACTGTTATCACGTTGGGTGCGGTTAACGATGTAATTGCATTGCATGATATGGGCGAAAAAGAAACACATCGCCTTGAAACTGTATCATTTGGCGTAACAACCACAGGCACAGAAAAGGTATTGACTCCGGAAGGTTTAAAATTAGTTAGTGAATTGGTAGTTGGCGAAGTTATTATGACGGTTAATGCTTATGAACCGGTTACATTAAGCGAAGCAACTGGCAATACTGAACACGTATACGAATTGCAATGTACTGGCGATAATCTCTTCTATGCTAACGGCATTATGGCGGAAGGTATCAACGAAGATGAATTGAAAGCTATTGCAGATGCAGCGGAAGAAGCACCAGCGGAAGAAAAACCAGCAAAGAAAACTACAAAAGAATCCAGCAAGAAAGATGAACCAGTAGAGGAAGCAACCGAAGAAGTAGAGAAAGTAGAGGAATAACACAATGGGCGTTATCTACGTTAAAGACTTTGAACCATGGGCGGCGTTGGGTGAATTAGCCGGTCAATATTTCTCTCACCGTTTGGGTGCATTGCAGAATAATAAAATGGCTAAAGGCTATCAAGCAATGCTAGGCGGTGGCGGTGGTGCTGGCGGGGAACAAGACCCAAACACGCCACAAATTGTAGATAATAATAACCGTATGGCTGGAATGGGTATGCAACAACCTAATAGCGCCGGTCAAATTAATCAGTTATTATCTAATTCCAATAACACATTTGCCAATAACTTGATGCAAAAGAACAATATCGGATTATGGGGCGGTCAAAATCCAGCCGCACCAGCACAACCGATGCAAGCTAACACAGATGCACCGGCTAACCCTGTTACTGATCAACGCTTTAACGCTTATATGAATGAGCCAAGTCCTACATTACAAAAGCAGTTGCAAGCACAGGCACCACAAACAGCAGCACCAGCGCAACCGCAACAAAACACCGGACTATGGAATTTTCAAAATCTAAATAATACTGGTATTAATAATGGTATGCCGCAAACATACCAAGAAATGATGCAACAACGACAAAACGCACCTTTTCATGGGGCGCCCAATTCGGCCGTAAATGGTAACGCCGATGCGGATAAAGCGCCGGGTCAATACTCTATACCAGATAAAGCAAGCGTAACAAGTGAAGCACGTAAACAACTAGGGGCCAATACGTTGGCCCTAGTTAAAGCCGGTTTTGATTTTAAAACGGCGCAAGGCCTAGCCAGCGAACAATATCAAACTGACGTTAACAATATGTATATGCAACAAGTCAACGAATATCAAGAAAAAGTGCTTGAACCAATGCGCCAGCAAATCATGAATAGCCTTGTATTTACACAGGATAAAGACGGCAATCCGGTTGTAGATACCTATAACACAAAACGGGTTAAAGGATTGGCGCCAGCCGTTGCAAGATATAACTATCTAGCCGGTAAAGTTGGCGCTGGTACTATTGATATGAATAACTTGAATTCTATTGCGGCACTTGATAAACCGGATTATAAATTTAGTAGTGCGCAAAACGGCCATATTGTACGTTACAACATGGGCGACGGTACTATTCAAGATATGGGCGGTTATGGCAAGGTTGAAACAAAACAATTTGCGAACGGTCAAGTTATTGTTATGACACCAGACGGCCAAATGAAAAATATCGGTAATTTCGGGGCGAAAAACATTAAAGTTATGCCAGACGGAAAAACGTATATTGTTGGCACAGACGGCAGCATGAAATATGTAGGTACTCACGTTAAACCGGCAACGGCTACACAGTCCGGCACTAGCGGATACAATGCGCAAGTATTACGTACGTTATCCGCACAACATACCGCATGGGTTAAAGCTAACCCAGATAAAGCAGAAACTGAAAGCCCTTATTACGGGCAGTTACAAAGCGCGTTAAGTGGTGCGCCTACTGCTGGCGGTGGCGCTGCTGGAACGCCTACAGTTAAACGGCAGCCGACTTATTCAAGCGAAGAACAAGCAGCAATTTCCAAGCGAATGAATGAACTTTCAGCGCAAGGCTGGAGCGATGATCAGATAGCGGCGGAACTTGATGCGGCCGGATACGGTCAATATAAATCGTGGTTAAAGTCTTATTAAATATAAAGGGGTAGACTATGGGTGCGTTTGATGATATTACAGGCCAATATGGCAAGGCAGTTGGAAATAACAACGCCTTTGAAGATATTACAACCGAATACGGTTATGATGTAGGCAACGCGCCCAAGCCTACATTTTGGGATAGCGTTAAAAATAATGCCGAATATGTTGCTAATGGCGTTAAAAACAATATTGAATGGATTGATAAAACCGGCAAAGAAATCAATGACAATGTAGGTAATACCTTAACGGCGTGGAAAGATGATGTAGTAAAAAAATCAAATAATCTAGGCAATGAGTATTCTAAAAGTGCTGCCAATGCCATTGATGCTAATGGCGATAACTTTTCTAAATTTGATGATAATGGGGAGTTTATCGACGAATACGCTACGCCGGGGTTAGGTAAAGCGCACGTAGAAACCTATAACGCCGCCGTTGGTAAGCCGGCCGGATATCTGGCAATTACTCCGTATGTTCCACCACCGGTGCGAATAGCTGCTGGCGTCCTTGCTGCTCCTACGATTGCAAGTGATACGGTTGATATGTATAACGCCAATGCAACCGCAGAAAACGAAGAAACGGCACCGGACGGAATTTTAGGGAATAAATATGTAGCTACGGCGAAAAATCTTATAGTAGACCCTGTGGCCGAGCCAGTAGAACGCTTGATTGACGACCCGGGGGAATTTGCCAAAAATATAGCCATGAACCCTACCAACTTATGGGGCGATGTATTTTTACCGGCGGCAATGGTACACGGTGCAACACCTAAAAAGGTAAGCGGTGCAATCGGTGAACGTGTAGGACATGCAGCGGAACACATCAAAGAAAAGGCATCTAACGCCTTTGAAGATATTGGCGAACGTTTTACAAAAGATGCGCCAAAACTTGAAGAGGGCGTTATGTATAATGCCTTTGATGATGTACCAGTACCAGAAGAACCAAGTAACGCAGTAGAACCGCGCGAATACTCCGAAGGCGTTTTAAGCGGTCAACCTATGGAAGGTGAAACCGGTAATATCCAAGCGGATATATATAACCGATACCGCATGAATGGGTTAAGCGACGTTGAAGCGGCTGCCATGACTGGTAATATTGGCGCCGAAAGTAGTTTTAGTACAACTGTTACAAGTGGCGACGGTTACGGTTCCCGTGGTTTGGTTCAATTTACTGGCGATAGATTGAACGGCGAAAAAGGTTTATTGAAGTTTGCGGAAAGTCGTGGGTTAGATCCGTGGGATTGGAGAACGCAAGTCGATTTCAGCGTATGGGAATTGCACAATACCGAAAGCGCTGCACTTGAAGCAATGCGCGCAAGACCAGATGCAACACCGGAAGAAATGGCCGTTATCATACGAAAAAATTATGAAAGACCAGACCCAGCAGTTGCACATGATGATGTGCGGGCGCAAATTGCTAAAGAAACATTCGACGGCAACTACGGTAAATATGAAAATAGGCCACGTGATAATACATCGTTTAAAGATAATACGCTAGACCCTAATTATCGAAGTTATGAGCAACCATTCAAAGATGAGTTTATAGAAAACGAAAAACCAGTAAGCGGCGAAGAAACACATACCGATTTAAACAGTTTTGTAGAAAATACCGATAAAAAACAGGTTAAAACTGACGATTTAGGTATAAACTATCAAGGCGATGGCGAAACGACCCGTACAGGCGAAATAAATGAATTTCAACCGAAAGACCGCATAAATACTGACTTTGTAGAGGGTAAAAAAACTAAATTTGAAGAAAAAGCACTTGAAAACGATGCAAGTACTCAATTTAGGTATGAAGAAGATGCACCAAACGAAAGTTTACGAAATGCACTTGACGATTTACCGCAAAAAGCAAAAGAAACTATCATAAACGAATTAAAAAATGATGCATCTGAGCCACGATATACCGAATTAGAAAATAAAGTAAATTCTAACACGGAATTATTGAAAGATTTAAACAAAGCCACAAAGCCAGATATTCCAAAAACGGAACTTGATGCGGTTAAGGTTCGATTATCTGAAAGCCTAGATGTACCAGTTGAACGATTGAACAACGAATACATGGAAAAGGTTCGCCGTGATCGTGCTGCCGAATTAATTGCCGATACGCAAGAATTGAAATTAATGCAAGCAGAACCGGCAGAAGGTGGCGTGAGTCAATACGCGCAGCAACCTAGCCAGCTATTAGACAATGCAACGCATGAACAAGTACACGAAGCCATGGTAAAAGCCTTTGACGGCAACGAAGCAATGGCAAATCGTTATTTAGAAAGTAAAGGCGTTAGACCTACGGAACCGCTACAATATAGCGCAATGGGTAAGGATACGCCGCATACTGGCATTGATGAAGTAGGGCGGTTAGGACGAAGCGTAACACGTAGGGAAATTCTTGATGCGGTTAATAACCTATTCAATCAACGCGTGAAAAGTGGCCGTTTGGGCCGTGATAATGTGCGCGGCTGGTATAACACTAAAACCGATGTAATTCGTAGTGGTAATTATGGAGAAATTCCAGTTATCATGCATGAATTAGGGCATTATGTAGATAATTATTTCGGTTTTAGTAAAGATGCACGGTTCAATACAGAATTTAACGGCGTAATTCAAGACCGGTTCGGTAAAGCATACAATAAATTAGGTATGGACGGTATACGCGGCGAAGGTTACGCAGAATTTTTCAAAGATTATGTAAGTGATCGCGCGAAAGCAAAACGGGAATTTCCAGAATTCTATAATCATTTTACGGAAGCAATCGCAAAAGAACCAGAATTGAACGGTATAACTAATAAATTATCGAAGCTGGTTCATGAATGGCACCGTCAAGGCGGGGCAGAACGTATCAAGGGTAGTATTTCGTTTGAAAGTAAAGGTAAAGTAAGCCAAGCTATTGATGCGGTTAAACGTGGCGAAGCTAAAGACGTAATTAAAAAAGCATTAAATGATGTATACACAAAAGCCGTTGATGAATTAAACCCGTTGAAGGATTTAGTTGAAGAAGTTGAACGCCAAACAGGCGAAAAAATTGCCTTTGACGATAACCCTTATATGCAAGCGTGGTTAGCACGTGGCTGGGTTGGTAAAGCTGAAACACTTATTGAACACGGTGCACCGGAACATGGCATCAAATCGTTAAAAGATATTTTGAAAGGCATAGGCGAAAAGGAACATAAGGAATTCTCCGCATATCTTGTAGCCTTGCACGATTTAGACCTACATAAAAACAAACAAAAAGCAACGTTTGATTATACCGAAGATGCTGCCGTACTAGGTAAGCACGCCGGAAATGAACGTTTTCAAAAGGCAGCATTTGCAATATATAAATATCAAGATTATATGTTGCAAATGTTGGTTAAAGAAGGCATGTTGACTGCCAAGGCATATCATACAATGCGCAAAATGTATCCGCATTACATTCCATTTTTCCGTGATATGTCAGATGCTGGCATGCAATCGTTTTTATCTGGTGGCAAGGGGTTTATTGATGTATCTAGTCCGGTAAAACGTTTTAAAGGTAGTACGCGCGATATTATAGATCCGTTGGAAAGTATTATTAAAAATACATTCCAATTCTATAACGCAGTAGAACGCAATCACGTTGGGCGTACATTTGCAAAACTTGCCGATAAAAACGGCATAGGGCAAATAGTGGAACGTGTAAATGGCAATAAGGCGAAAACTGATAATACATTTAACGTTTGGGAAAACGGCGAAAAAGTAACGTATGAAACAACGCCGGAACTTATTCAAACGATGCGCATGTTAGATAAAGACCAATCAAATATGGTTGCTAAAATCTTATCGTATCCGGCCAACTGGTTACGCGCTGGCGCTACATTATCACCAGAATTTATCTTGCGAAACCCTGTGCGCGATATGATAGGCGCATCTATTTATTCAAAACATGGTTTTATTCCTGTTCTTGATACCTTTAAAGGGTTATCGCTATTCCTTAAAAAGGGTGAATTATACTGGGAATATATGAAATCCGGTGCGGCACATGCGGCAATGGTTTCGTTAGACCGCGACTATTTAGGCGGCCAATTACGCGATATTATGAGCCGTGAAAGTAAGGTTACTAAGTTAATTAAAAACCCTATTGAAGTATTACGTGCTATGAGTGAAGCAACAGAAATGGCAACAAGATTGGCGGAATTCGATAATGCACGAAAGGGTTATACTGGGGTAGGTAATCGCCTATTTGGTAAAGATAGAAAGCCTTTAACTGCAAGAGAAGCAGCACTTGAAAGCCGTGATATAACGTTAGATTTCAGCCGTAGGGGTTCGCATACTAAAAAGGCAAATCAAGTAATAGCCTTTTTTAATGCTACAATTCAAGGCGCCGACAAAATGGCCCGTGCGTTTAAGGAAGACCCGCGCGGTATGACTGTTAAAACGATGCTATATATTACGTTACCAAGTGTTTTGCTATGGTATATGAATAAAGATGATGAACGATACCAAGAGTTGCCACAATGGGAAAAAGATACATTCTGGATTATTCCGGGCAAAGAAAATATGTATCGTGTTCCTAAGCCGTTTGAAGCTGGCGTGTTATTCGGTACATCGTTTGAACGTATGTTACAGTATTTTGACGATGCAAAAAACAACCGTAAGGGCGTAGGTTTTAAGGGGTTCGGTGATAGGGTAGTTGATAGCCTTGCACCTAGTTTTATGCCTACGGCTATGATACCGGTTGTTGAAGCTATGACAAATTACTCTTTATTCAGACAACGCAATATTATTCCACAATCACAAGAGAATTTACCGGCACGCCTACAATATGGAGCAAATACAAGCGAAGTTGCAAAATTCGTAGGCGATAAAATCAACGTTTCACCGTATATAGTAGACAATACTATTAGAGGGTACGGCGGCGGCCTTGCTGGGTTAGGTTTAAACGGTATTGATGCGGCTACTGGTGCAAAAGAAAATAATGCATCTAAAAAATGGTACGAAGCGCCGGGGTTAAGAGGGTTTACCGCGGCACCTTATCAATCATCTAATAGCGTGCAACGTGTTTACGATGATTATAAGGAACAAGAAAAGTTGCATAATGAATTCAAACTAACGGGGCAACGTCCGGAAGGATACGATGCCAAAGAATTCGCCAAACTTAAAAGTGCAAGTGATAGCCTAAAAGGTTTGAACAAAGCATCTAAAGCGATCATTAATAATGAACGCATGAGCGGCGAACAAAAGAGGGAACAATTAGACAAAATCAATATGAGAAAAGCCAATATAGCGCGCAGCGTTTATGGTTTAGGTAAGGTTAAATAAAGGGGCGCATAATGGAGTTTATTTTGAAGTTTTTTGTTGAGGGTTGGAACTCTTTAACAGATAGTTTTGTATTGAAAGCAATATTAAGCGGTGCGGCTGCCGTTGCTATATGGGTAATTGGAATTAAACACGTCCAGATTTTGGGCGTGTTTATTTTATTGGTATTTATTGACCTATTCACTAAATGGGCGGCTATTGCCTATCAAATGTTAATTGATGAATACGGATATGATAAAGACCAAATAGCCGTATGGGAAAAATATCGCGCAATACCGTTGGCGTTTGAAAAAGGTTTAATTTCTAGCCGATACATGCGAAAAGGTTTTGTGTTTAAAGTTTTAACGTATATCGCAGCCACAATGGCGGCCGTGTTATTCGATGAAATGAGCGGGCAAAAACAATTTGCGGTATCGTTGGTATGGTTATATTTGGGTTCCTGTGAATTCCTATCTATCATGGAAAACCTACGCGACGGCGGAAATGCTATGTTAGGTAAATTCCTAGATTTAATCCGAACAAAAATTGAAAACAAGGTGAAATTATAAGGGGGTACCATGAGAGGTATTGACGTAAGCGAAAATAACGGCGTAGTTGATTGGGGCGCGGTCAAGGCTAATGGGTTTGATTTCGCGATCATTCGCATCGGTTATGGCCGTGGTAATTTAGATAGTGAATTCTATAACAATATTAATGGTGCTATTAATGCCGGTTTGGCGGTTGGCGTATATCATTATTCGTACGCTATGAACGAAGAACACGCAGCAGAAGAAGCGGAATTCGTTTTGAATACACTTAATGATGCCGGCTTAACTGTGGATAAATTGCCAATGGGCGTATGGTTCGACATGGAAGATGCTGACGACTACAAGGCAGAACGTGGCATGCCAACAGACCAGCAACTAACTAATATTTGCAGCGTGTTCATCAATAAATTATGGCAAGCTGGGTACGTAAATACCGGCCTATATGCTAGTTACGACTGGCTTGTAAATGTATTAGATATTAGCCAGTTGGGCGGGTGCGCTATTTGGTGCGCACAATTAAATAGTCAATGCGATTATGAAGGCGCTAATTTGTGGCAATATACATTTACTGAAAACATTGAAGGTAAGGAATTTGATGCGGATTTAGTATTGAATTGGCCTATCTAACGGGGGTATTGTATGGATACTATCAAGCAATTCATAAAGGCGTATTTACCGGTTATCACCGTGGCATTACTTATGCTGCTGGTGGTAGTGGCTGGCTTATTCGTCTATAACGTAATGCATACCAAAAAGCTACAAGAACCGGTTATTATCAATCAGACCATAGCGAAGAACCCTAACAAATTAGGGGAAGCGCTTAACGTATCGCCAAATGTAGCGAAGGAAGTTATTGCGTATAAGGAAACGGCGCAGCCGGTAGTAACATATTATACGCAAGCGCCAACGCTACATGATGCGGCAGTAGTTACGAAAAACGCTATTAAAGAAAAATCGCCTACTATTCCAAAGGAAGCCACGGCAAAAAGCGATAGAACGGCGGTTGTAGAAAATACCGATGAACAAAAGATTGATGTATATAAGATTAATCTTAATAAAGTGCATCGTGTAATGGGGGGCGTTACAGTACTGGAAACAGGCAAGGTATATGAAACGGTAGGTTATCAAGCTGGCGACTTTCAAGGCCTAGCGCATTTTGACGGTAAGCATTTCAAAGGGGCCAGCGCGCTTTATACATTTGCGAAATGGTAGGTGATCCGATTATCTCCGAGTTGCACGGCTTGCAACAGTAAACTATTAGTTGACAGTTGGAAAGGAAATATTATGAAAACATTTACATTTGAAGGCAAAACTCATATGTTCGCGGAAGAAGTAAACCCAAAGAAAGACGGTTTATATACCGCAACACTAACAGACCATAACAACGTACGTTGTGAAATGTGGTTCGTAAACGGCGAATTGAAACGCCTTGTTGAATTAGACTAATAATAAAGGGGTACCATAGCGGTACCCCTCTTTTTTGTTTTTGACGGCAAAAATACGGCAAAAATTTCATAATAAACTATATAATTTTGTGGATATAAATTCTTAAAAATTGTTTTGGCCAATTAGTTAAAAACTACAATATGCTATTTCGTGGATAAAAAATATTAAATCCGATATAAT